GCTAAAACTAAAGAAGAAGAAAAAAAGAAGCCCCTTACGGTTAGTGAGAAAAAACAAGCTGATAGTTTTTTGAGTATTTTGCAAAGAGCCAAGCAACAGCAAGCAATTCCGTCTGTTGAAAGATTAAATATTCAACCAACTCCAACAACAGTAAAACCATCTATCTTTAGCAAAATAGCAAAATCAGTTAGTGGTGTTCCTGACCTTGTTAAATGGGGAACACAAAATCCGCGACTAGTTGCGAAAGAGCTACCAAGTACTCTCGCAGATTTCACATACATACCAGTTACGAGATTAAGTGGGAATATCATTTCGTCTCTTGCTAATCAAGAATTATCTCCTAGCAGTTTAGGAAAGACTGGAGAGGTTATTTTCGGTAAGGAAAAATTAAAACCGTACACTACCCAAGGTCAAGAATTTGCATCTTCTTTCGGTGTAAAAAATCCTCTTGGTGTAGCAGGATTAGCAGTTGGGAGCATTGGTCTTGACTTTACCAATGCTCTTGTAGGTGGTGGAAAATCAAAAATTGCAAAAGAAATGGTAAAAGCCACAACAGTTGACGCTGTTAACGCAGTTGCAAAAAAATATGGGATGGAACTTTCAGATGATACCGCCAAAGTCCTTGCTAAAACAACAGACCCAACAGAAATTAAAACAATAGTTGATAGTATAGCCCCAAAAGTCCCTACAATGACACAGGAAGCACTAACTCCTAAAGTAGAAACACCGCTTGAAAGTAAACTTGCTAAGGCTATCCAAGAAAAAGAAGCATACGCAAAAGCTAATTCTCAATATTTAGCTCCAGACGCAAATTCATTTACTCCAAATGTCGCTGGTAGAGCCAATGCCAAGATGAACAGGATGGATGTAACGATGGATAAATACTCTCGTCTTTATGATAATGTAGAAAATCTTAAAAAAAAGGTAGCGGACGAAAAAGCTGGAATAGAATATAAAGCCAAAGCAGGGGAAAGAGCAACAGAAAGAGCAACAGTAGATGAGCATATTTTTAATATTGGTGATAATGTAGAAACTGGCAATGCTGGAGAATTTTCAACTGCAAAGATAACAAAGATAAATAAAAATTCATACCAGTTTGAATATCCAAATGGCGATAAATCTTCTATGGATAAAAGACTAATGAATAGGTGGAATGAGGAAAAAATAAAAGCTAAAGTAGAAACACCGCAGATACCAAAAGAGAGCTTTAAGACTGCTGCGGAATTTGTAGATAATAAACTTCCTGTAAAAATGAGGTATGCTTCGCCTAAATTAAAAGGAGGTCAAGTAAGTTCATTTAGTAAAAATATTGATGAGGGAGTATGGAAAGATAACATCAGAGGAACTGTTATTGAAAACAACGCCAAGAATAAAAGCCTTATTGCTGAATTGGATAAGTTAGGCGAGCAAGGAAACGAACCAGCTTCTAAGATAGTTAAATCTCTATTTGATGATGAGTATGCTTTTCAGAGAAATGTGAACCTAACAACAGACCAGAAAGCTATCTTTTCTAAACTGGACGAATTGGGAATAGCTGAAAAAACCAAAATACAGAATCCTTGGAACAAAACATCCAAAGAAGATTGGGAAGTGTGGAAATTGAAAGATGAGTTTAAAAAGTCTTTTGAGAAATCCCCCTCACCTATACAGGGAGTAAAAATAAACCCTCTTATAGAAGAACCAAAGAAATATAAGACAAAGGAGGAGTTTATAAAGGCTGAAACGAAAAAACAATTGCTAGGAGAAAAAGCAACAGCCAATGTGTATGGAGATAAGTATTTTACATTAAGAGAAAAGGCAAAAAATAATATAAGAACAACGGAGCCAGTAGGTACATTAGGAGAGATGTTTAAAACTGACAAATTGCAAAAAATAATAGGTGATGCAAAAGATTTGCCAGTTTTTGTTGTCAAAGATGTCGATTTTAACGGAAGATTTGTAACAGAGGGATTTCCAAGAATAGAAATATCTGGGAATGCCTTGCATAAATTCGACCAAACGCTACTTGAAGAAGCAATCCACGCTAGTCAATATTTGAAAGGCAGAATAACAAAAAGAGGAGTTTCAACAAATTACGCAACTGATATAAATGAAAATATAGCTAAAAACGCAAGCCAAAATATTGAAACAATTTTAACTCAAGAAAAGTTAAAAACCAAATCTCAACTCTCAGAAATATACAAACAAGCTAAATCCCCCTCACCTATACAGGAAGTTCCAAAAGTAGAAACACCAACTTTTCTATCAAAAGTAGATGAAGGTATTAAAAGTTCTGCCCAGACCCCAAAGCAAGTGGAATTACCGAAAACCGCTCCAGTGGAAATACCGCCAACTAAACCAACACAACAAGAGCAATTCAATAGCTTGTTGGGGTCTAAAGAAAGAGGGTTTATTCAGCACGCAGAAAAAGAAAATATCGTTCCAGCAGAAGCGTTGTCTATTCTCGATAAGAACTACACACCACAATCTTCCATTGAACTTTATGCCAAAGCGAAAACATTTGTTAACGATTTTCCTGATTTAGCGGAAAAAACACTAGCTTCAAAACGAGATGACACAGTGGCTCAATCAATTCGTATGGCTATGATGGAAAAATTCGGAAAAGAGGGACAAACTAGCAGAGCAGTTGACATGATTGAAAGCGAGGCTAGACTAGCTACAGAAAAAGGTAGGGAAGTCCAATTATATTCAATGCTTAACAGAACTACTCCCGAGGGAATGGGTATGTTTTTGCAACGCCAATTTGATATTGCAAAAGAATTAAACCCTAAGTTAGATTTGAAGATAACAGAAAGCGAATATAAGACCTTGTATAATTCAATGAAAGATATTCAAAAAATATCTGACGAATACACAAGAACTTTCGAGACTGCAAAATTAGTAAAATCATTTTTAGATAAAATTCCTTCCTCAATGGTTTCAAAAATTAGCACACTTCAAACAATGGCTCAACTTTTAAATCCTAAAACCATTATCAGGAACTTAGGAGGAAATGCTATGTTTGCAACACTCGAAAATGTTTCTCAAGTTGTCGCTACCCCAATAGATAAATTTTTATCAATATTCACAGGGAAAAGAACAACGACATTGCCAAATCTAAAAACTCAAGGCTCTGGTTTTATTAGTGGATTGAAAAAAGGATTTGAAGAAACAAAAGCTGGAGTTCAACTTGGTGCGAACACTCAGTTTGATTTGCCAAGAAGCCAAGTCTTTAGAGGTAAAATTCTCGGAGGATTGGAAAAGACTATGAATTTTGCATTGAGAGCAACCGACAAAGCGGCGTATACTTCAGCGTTTGATGACACTATGAAGGGATTGTTAAAAACAGGAAAAGCCACAGAAAAAGAAGCATTGGAGTTGGCTAATTACAAAGGACTATATCGAACTTTCCAAGACGACAACGCCACGACTAAGGTTTTCTCAGGACTTAAAAATGTTTTGAATGAAATAGGCGTTAAAGACGCAAGTGGAAATAAATTTGGCTTGGGTGATTTTGTTTTGAAGTATTCAAAAACTTCTGCAAATTTTTTAAACAGAGGGTTGGCTTATACACATGCTGGATTTGTGAGGACAATTTTCAAAGCTAGCGAACCTTTATTTGGGAAAAAGTTTAATCAAGAAGCTTTTGTTAGTTCGTTTTCAAGGGCGTTTACAGGCACGACTGGATTGGTTGGAATTGGAGCCACACTTGCTGGATTAGGGATTATAACACCTAGCCCAAGTAAGGATAAAGATATTAGGGGTTTTCAGAAAATAACTGGTGCTGGAAATTATCAAATCAATGCTTCTGCCTTGAAAAGATTTGTGGCAACTGGATTCAATGCTGATTCGGCAAAAATGAGAGAAGGAGATACGCTTGTGAGTTACGATTGGGCTCAACCATTAGCAATGCCTCTTTCGATTGGAGCTAATATGGCATTGACAAAAGAAAAAACAACAACTGGAAAAACACTTGACGCAACTAGCGCGTTTCTCAATTCGTTAGAAACTGGTATTTCAACAGTTCAAGAACAACCTTTGGTAACTGGTATCAAAAAATTATTTGGTGGAAGCGATTTGATGACTGGTGCGAAAGAAGTTGCTAAGAGTTCACTTTCTAGTTTTGTGCCAACTCTTTTCAAGCAGTTTAACGATGTTATAGACAACACCACGAGAGAAACCTATGACCCTAGTAGCATAAAACAAGCTTATAATTTAGCTATCACAAAAATTCCATTCCTAGCATCTAAACTAGAACCAAGGAAAACAGTGTTTGGAGAAAACCAAGAAAAGTATCTTGATGGCACAAATTCAATTTTCAATGTGTTTTTTAACCCTGCATTTGTATCAAAATTCAAAAAAGACCCAGAAACAAAGCTTATTATGGATATTTACGAACAAACAGGAGAAACAAAGCAATTCCCTAGGGTAGTGGACAAGAAAATAAAAATAAACGGAGAAGAAAAAATACTCTCGGTGGAAGAGTTTAATAAATTTCAAGAGTATGTTGGGCAAAGAACCAAGCAAGAGTTGGCAACTAAAGCAAAAGAAGAATATTTTAGGGAACTCACACCCGAAAATCAAGCGAACGAACTTTCTAATGTGATGACAGATATTCAAAAAGAAGCGAAAGTGCTTTTGTTCGGAGAAAATAAAGCTTGGGATACTCAAGAAATAACAGAGCAGAAAAATATAGAAAAAATGAAACCAGTATTTGATAAAATATTGAAATTATCGAAAGAGAGGCAATATAAAGAAGTTAATAAGATTATTTCGGAATTGTCTATTGATGAGCAAAAAGCTCTAAAACAAGTAAAAACAAGTGTTAAATCGAGAGAAACCGCTGAAATGAAAGACAAATATGGTGAAAAAGTTAAGCAAGTTGTCAATAAGTTTAAATTATTGTATAGTGAAAAAAAGTATAAAGAAGCCAACGCTTTGTTGGATAACTTGTCAGAAGATGAGTTGATAGTATTTAAAGGTATGTACCAATAACTTCCGATATTGATATAAGGATTATCACAACTAAGAAGAAAATGGATAAATATGCCATAAAATCTACAAAGCAAAAAACTAATCCAATAAAAAATCCCCACGCACAAATTTTTTTCAATATTTCCATAACCAATAACTACCACATAATAATAAAAAAGTCAACACTATGAAAAAAGGCTCTCTCGTTTATCATCCTGAATATGGTGTGCTAACTGTAACACGCAAACATTATTCTGCCTCAAAGAATAAGTTTGTTTGGTATGCAAAAGACGAACAAGGGAAAGAAAGAGCCTTGACTGGAGATGAGCAAGAATACAAGCCCATTGAAAAAGAGGAACAAATCAAAGAGGAAAAAGAATTGAAGGTATCTTTAAATGGAGTTTCTGAAATTAAAGGAGATAAAGGCGAAGACGGAAAAGACGGAAAAGACGGTTATAACGGGAAAGACGGGGAAAATGGGAAAGACGGTAAAGACGGCGTTACTCCAATTAAAGGAGTTGATTATTTTGATGGTGAAGACGGGAAAGACGGAAAGAACGGATTAGACGGACGAGACGGCAAAGACGGGAGAAACGGATTAAACGGGAAAGACGGCAAAGACGGCGAAAAAGGTGACAAATTAAAGCACAAATGGTCAGGAACAAAACTTGCTTTTGAAAATCCAACAGGGGAATGGGGTGAAGAGATTGATTTGAAAGGTGAACCTGGGCAAGATGGCGGAGGAAATTCTTTCAATGCTCAAGTTGGTGCTTCATCTTCTGACGGACAGCCTGGATTTTTGATGGATAAGCTCATCGCTGGCACAAATATCACGCTTGAAAAAAGTGATGGGATAAATGAAACTATCATAATTAACGCAATTGGCGATGGAACAGGTGATGTACACGCACCTGTAATAAACACTGACTCTTATATCCCACAATGGGACGGGGCTAATTCAAAGACACTTAAAAACGGTTTAGCGGTTCCTGCTGGCGGACTAGCTGGGCTTACTGCTCTTAACCTCAAAGCAACTCAAAACCCTGGTATTTCGGCAGAGACTCCTATTCCTGCTAGTGCGATTTCAATCAACTACACTTCAAAGGTTTTAACAATCACGCCTCCTCTCGGGTACTTTGATTTTTTTACTGACGGCGGTGGAGTTATTACAAAACACACAAAAACTGGAAATGTTGACTTTCCTGCTTTCACCAATACTTCGGGTATATGGTATTTTCACTTTAACAGCACTGGCACAGCGGTGACAACTCAAACACCTTGGACAGACTTTAACACTATTGCCACTGTTTATCGTATTATTTGGAACGCAACCCTGACTGGTGCTGACGCTGACCTCGGGAATGACTGGGAATGTCACTTGAATACTATCTCAGCTGATGACCACGCTTGGAAACACACTTATGGGACTGTCTGGGAGAAAGGTTTTGATATGTGTTCAACGCCTCTGGCTTCGGGTTCACCAAGTGCAACTGGTCTAAATACTTGCATTTCACTTAAAACAGGTACTAACTCCGATGACGGATTACAATATACAGTAACTAATGGAACTGGTGCTAGTTTATGGACGCAAGACATGGGGAACACTACCCCAGCGTCAATCACGGTTTCAAATGCTGGTCAATTTCCTATTCGCTATCAAGATGGTGCAGGTTTGGTTTACAATATCCCAGCAACTAGATTTCCTTTCGCTTATAGTGCTGGTAATTTAATTGAATTTATTACCTCAACTGGAACTCGCACAGTCCCAGATAGCGGAAATTATGTTGTTTATTTTGCCTATGCTTTTGCCGACCCTCGAAATGGGAAAACAGTTAAACTTGTCTCTGCTTCTTCCCAATACACCACGCTAGCAAATGCACAAGCTGTAACTTGGGATACAATTACTTCCGTATATCCTACACTTGCAGATAAAGAAATCCGCCCACTTCACAGGATGATTTTTGATTATAGGACTACTTACGATATTGCAGTAAAAAAATCTAGACTTAGGGAAGTTTCCGATATTAGAACAGCTAAAGCCACAACTGCGACTGCGATTGTTGGTTCAGTTCCTGCTTCTTCAGTAACCGTTGTGCCTGCTGGAAATATCGCCTCAACAAATGCCCAGAGTGCCTTAGAAGAATTAGACACCGAGAAACTACAACTTTCAGGTATTGCTGGCGGTCAAACTGCTATCGGTGGTACTGCCGTAACCGATGTTTTAAAACTGCAAGGCACAAGTGGCAATGGGACGCTGACGAGTCCTGCGGTTCAGGTCAAGGTTGGCAACAATGGCGGAACGACAGCGTGGACGGTGCTGAATAATGGGAATCATGGGATTGGGACGACGACGCCGACTAGTAAGTTGCAGGTTGTTGGACTACCAGCTTATGCAGATAATACCGAAGCACTTGCAGGAGGACTAACAGCAGGAGCATTTTATAGAACATCAGCAGGAGTTTTAATGGTAACTTATTAAATTTAAAAATATGGCAATCTACAAAGAAAAAAAATAGTTTCTTAAAACCATCGCCAAATTTGTCGTTGGGGGAAATATAATTTTCAGGAGTAGACATGCATCACTTTTTATGATACAATTATATTGTAAATAATTACAATAATATCATGAAAAGTTGCAAAAAATGTAACAAGAAAAAAGCATTAAGCTTATTTAGTATTTCAAATAAAAAAAAGGGAACGCTATCCTCTTATTGCAAGGAATGTTGTTCAATAATAGCATCAGATTGGGCTAAGAAAAATAAGGAAAGAGTTAGAAAAAACTATAAAGAGTGGGTGAAAAGGACTGATTATGTAAAAAAGAATAGAAAAATAATTAACAAATACGCAAAAGATTGGGCAGACAATAATAAGAAAAAAATACTTTTTGATAACGCTGAACGAAGAAAAAAATCATTGTCATTATACGGTATAGGATTGAAAACTATCAGAACGTATGGACTTGAATTGGCATTATTTGTTTATGATAGAGCAGGGAGAAAATGCGAAGATTGTTTTGAAACTAGCGATTTATGTATACATCATATTGATAATAACGGTCATAGATTATTGATAAAAGGAATAAAAATGAATAATGAAAAAGATAACTTAAAAATTCTTTGTAGAAGTTGTCATAGTAAATTACATGCAAGAGAAAGAAAAATGGAAAACTAACAAATTATTTAAAACAAAATGTGCATTGAAACTCAACTAGAAGAATTAAAAAAACAAATCCAAGACCTAAAAGATAGTAATGAAAAAACAATTATTGCCACTCGTGATAGTGTTCCTTGTTCAATATCTACGGTACTTATGGAGGTGTTAGAGTCTATGAAAAAACTCCATACTAAAATAGACACAGTAGAAGTTAAACTTGAGCCTATTGCAGAAAAATTCAACGAAACAAAAGGATTCCTTAATGTTCTCATGTCAGTTGCAAAATACGCAGGAGCAATGGCGGCGATTTGGTACGCATTGGATTTAATTTTAACCCATTTCAAAATAGATAAACCTTGACAAATTTGCAAATAGTGTAATATAAAAGTAGCACTTTAACTTAACGGAGATAAAAATGCAAGCAGTCAACGCACTGTATAATCTTTACGTCAATATTCGTTTCCAGTATTATCAAGACGCCGAAAGACACTTTGGTATAATGGAAAAGATGATTGCTAAAGGGATGGATATTAAACCATCAGAAAAGTTACATCAACAAATAGAAAATTGTGTTTATGTTTCTAGTGTAGCTTGTCAGTATTATTACCTTGCTTGTTTCGATTGTCGAGACAGGTCTAAACGCATAAAAATAGGAGATGGGAAATGAAAATCGAAATTACTATTTCTCACGGGTCAACTATCGTCACTGCTAACCTTTACCCAAGCGAAAACTCGCTTTGGATAAGAAATGGCAATGCCTTAGTTCGCAAACCTCTTACCGAATACGAAACGGAAAAACTGCGAGTATTACTCACAGAAAATCCTATCGGTAAGCTTATCGAATACGCAACAGACCATGCAGACATCTTTACAAAAAAGGTCATAACTGGAGATTGGTAATGAACCACAAAGAACGTAGACGTAGAGAGAGAAGTCTTGGTTTACCAAAAAAGATGTCCTATCACCATTTGCGGCCTAGGTCGTATGGTGGAACAGATGAAGCTTCAAATCTTATCGAAGTTTCGGTCATCAAACACCAAGCCTTCCACACTTTATTCGATGCAAAACCTCCGCAAGAAATAGCAAGAATACTCAATCATTGGATTGAGCCTTGCTGGAAGTTTATTGTAGTTCGTGCTTAATGAGTTTGCCCCTCTCATTAAAAGGGGCATAAATTCTATGATACTAGGCGTAATAATTTTAATAATAATGATTTTATTTTTTCTATATACGGAAATTATAGATAAATTACATTAGTCCACAGTATTTATCCCCCATAAATATTGTGGTGCTGGGGTCATCGTGGGTTCATACCCAAAAGCTCGTGATGACCTTTCTACCTTAATTTTTTAAACTCACATTGTGAATACTAAACGAATGATAATGGAGTTAACTGGCATTATGGTAATTTTTTTAACAAGCGGGTTGCTTGCTTTTTTTAAGATTGTGCAAATCATTGAAAGCATACAAGTCCGAAAATATTTTTGACATATGAAGATAATTTCGCAGAGAGACCCAAAATGGTCAGGATTAAAAATTGGTAAAAGTCCCTTAACTATCGGGATGTATGGCTGTGCGTTGACGAGCTTAAGTATGCTATCTGATTGGTACGGAGATTATAAAGACCCAGCCTGGATTGCTAAAAATCTTGAGTTTACAAAGGAGGGTTTAATTCTTTGGAGTTCAATGAATGGAAAACTACCGATGAATTTTGTATATCGCTACTATAAGAGAGATGATGTTAAGATTAAACAAGTCCTGGCGTCCGCTAGAGGAGCTGTATTGCTCCAAGTTAATAACGGTAAGCATTGGGTAGTATTGGTCGGTTACTCACGCTTGCAGGGCTTTAAAATCGCTGACCCATTTTATGGCGATGTAGTATTTTTAAACAAACGATACCCAAACATTACTGGTTGGGTAGAGGTAATAAAATAATATGACACCAACACAACTACAAAAAATTCAAAAGTTCTGTATTTCATTGATTTGGAATTTAGGAGGAATGATAGTAGCTTTTACTTTAGACGCTTTTGCTAAAAACCTAGGATTGTTTATGCCAACAGAAGCAACTGTTATTTTCGGAATTGTCCTGAGTCGTATCACAAAAGTAGTGAATATTTATTTTCAAGAAAAAGCGATAGAAAACGAAATATAGTTCTTAAAAAGATAGTTCCATAACCTGTCATTGGGTTGTGGAAAATAGGCGTGTAGCTCAATGGTAGAGCGTTTCCCTGTTAAGGAAAGGGTTACTGGTTCGAATCCAGCCGTGCCTGCATTACCACACAAGCCTCTTGCGTTCCTATTTTTGGAACTCCATAACGGATAATGCTTACTAGTGTATCAGCTAGGCTTAAGACTAAGCTGACGGAGAAGTCTAGGGTACTGAGAGTGGTGGACAGTGAGCCACTATGACGGCTGGTTAAGAGAACGGCTCGGGCTATACGGGCTAAACTACCCGAAAGGGGAGCGACAATAGGCTTTACTAATGAAGCCACACACCAGATGCGTACACGCGTTGACAGATAGCACAGCGTGTTAAGTTTAGGCTAGATACGCTATTCAGTTCTCCTGCTAGTCAAACCTAGCCTCTCATCGGTGGGGAGTAATCCCTGCCATTAGCCTCTTTATTTCAATAGAAGAAAAACGGTTTTGTAAACCGAAAACGAATGGGCGGAACATTCAAGAGGCTCACAATTTGTGCGATTATTGGGTTAGTTGACGCAAATCGGCGTGCTAGTAACTATGCTACAAATACGCTTAAAGTTTTGGTTCATCGGCTACTGGTCGTGTAAGGAGCTACTGCATAGCTGGGGAGGATAAAGTATGCCCAAATACCCTCCCCACGAACATAACACTTGACAAATCCGTATAATGTACTATCATTAAACTATGAATACATTAGAAAAAATCAGTTGGGCTAAAGAACAACTCAAACCAATCGAAATAAAAGACTTAAAAGGCAAAAAATACTTTTTCAAACTTATTCCCACCAAAGATAAAAATAGGGTTACTTTTGATGCTATTTCAAAGTTAGTCGGGTTAACAAGACAAGGAGTAAAATATACTCTTGACAGAAAATAATTAGTGTGCTAAGTTAGATATAGATATAAAAAATACCGTTTGGAAGCGGTCAAATGTTTCAGAAAAGAACTCCTTAATTGGGGTTTGGCAATCGCAAATTCTGAAACTTGCGACTTCCAAGCCAAATCTCGATTAAGGTGTTTTTTGTTTTTTAAAAAGTCGGTATGTCTAGGGACAGGACTTGCAATCCTCAAGGTGAATTAACACCATAAGACTCAAGCCATATATAGTTCGAGTAAACCTGTAATATTCAGGAGTGAGCGGAGGGTATGGGGTAGCTCCCCAGAGAGTCAAGCAAACAAGGACTATATTAAGTGGACAGTAATCTCGCAAGGGAGTGATGTCGAGCTTTTACATACCGAGTTTTTAAAAAATGAAATAGTAATGAGTTTCCGAAAATCTCTAATAACAAAATTTCGCCAAAATATTTTTATGTCTTGTATCTGCAAGCAGAAGATATAACAAGAAACAAGTGTGGCATCTGTACGGGCAGACAACTTGTGGATAGAAAGAAATGCTGGGCAATGTTCCAACTAACAACCCAGCACCGTGTTCTGTTCATAAGCTCTACCATAGATTGTTTCAAATCTATTTCTCAATAATTCTCTACTGTGTATTTAGTAACACGGGAGAAAAGTTTAAATAAAAACGGTAATACCAAAGTAATACCAAAGTAATACCAAAATGAATAACAAAGATAAAGAATTGCTTGATTCAGCCATAAAGTTGCTAAAAAAAGCAAAGAAAAAAAAAGAAAAAAA